TTGGCAGGCAAGAAACAGTTCCCAAATGGCACCTGGCAGTACACGTTCAAGCGCCGGGGCGTGCTGGACAAACCGCTCTACCTGACCTTTGCAACCGAGGCAGAGGGCGATGAATATGCAGCCAGGCTGGATGCGTTGCTGTCACGCGGCATCGTGCCCGCCGAGCACCAGAAGGCTGAGGTTGTGCTGACGATCAAGGAGCTGGTGCGCGAGTACGAGCGTGATGCGCATCCGTCGCCGAAGGATCGAAGTGCCCTCGGCACGATCCTTGAAAGCCGTGGTCACTACCCGCTGAGCGAGATCAATTCGGCCTGGGTCGATGGCTGGATTACGGAGATGAAGCGGGTGGAAAACCTCGCACCGGCCACCATCCGCGCCAAAGTGGGGGCGCTGGCCAGGTGCACAGACTGGGGGATGCGAAAGGGGCTGCTGTCCCTGCCAGACCATCCGCTACGCACGTTGCCGGACGGATATGCGCAGTACACAAAGACGGATGCCGCGCTGGCAGAAGGTGGGGCGCGCACCGATGTGGAGCGTGACCGGCGCCTGGAGCGGGGCGAATATGAGGCCGTGCTGGACGTGATCGAGGGGGGAGTGCTCGCGCGCAAGCAGCGGCCGCTGAAGTTGGAGCATCAGGCGGCGCTGCGATGCCTGTTTGTCCTGGCCGTGGAGACAGCAATGCGGATGCGCGAGATGTACACGCTGACGCTCGCGCAGGTGGACCTGACGCGGCGAACGGTGTTTTTAGACAAGACCAAGAACGGGGACAAGCGGCAGGTGCCGTTGTCCACGGTGGCAGTGGGAGTGCTGGAGAGCTACCTGCAGGGCCTGGATGTGCCCAGCCCTCAGTCGTTGATTTTCCCGTGGTGGTCGAAGCGCGATGAAGACCTGCATGCCACCACTGATTACCTGTCGAACCTGTATGCCGGGATCATGGAGCAGGCCGGCGCCAAGGGCCTGCGATTTCATGATCTGCGTCACGAAGCGACCAGCCGCCTTTTTGAGCGGACAACGCTGAGCGAGACGCAGATCATGAAGATCACAGGCCACAAGACGCAGCGCATGCTAATGCGCTACGCGAACCTGCGGGGCACGGACCTTGCCAACGCCCTTTGGTGAACGCTTGCGCACAAGGCGTTCGGCTGTCTGCTGGAGGATGGCTTTCTCGGCGTAGCGCACCACGTCGCGGCGCATCAGGACATATGCCCGGCCGATTTTGCCGGCTGGGATCTCGCCATCGCGCACCAGGTCCTCGGCTGTCTTGACGTGGATTTTGAGAATCTCCGCTGCTTCCCGGATGTTGAGCGTTTCGGTATTGGTCATTGCCTTTTTCCTTTTTCTGTTGCTTTGGCGCGCTCGAATTCCACGACCCAGACCCAGGGGTTTGCGTCCCAAGAGTCGGGGCCGTTGATCGAACACCACAGCCAGCGGAACTGGTCGGACGGGTCAGCGTTCAGGCTGTCGGGCGACAGCGCCCCGGGCGCCCAGGTGGCCACGCCCTCTGCTGCCGCGTCCTGATCGCTGATGTCCTGCAGGCGCTCGATGCGCACGGCCTTGATGTCGAGCGTGATACGGCTGGCCCAGCGCGGCATGTGGATGCTCGGGCGCCAGTGATCGCGGCCCTCATACCCTGGGTAAGGTAGATGGCCATCAGCAGCGTAGGCAGCCACCCATGGGATATCTCGGCCGGCTTGGCTGCCTGTGAATGGTGCGCGCGCGCCGGCGCGGTCGGTGGGGATGGTCCCGGGGTCAAACCAGTTCCAAGTCTCGCGCACCCACAGCCGGTCGCCTGGCTGGCCATAGCGGCAGAGCAGCGGGTTCGCGGGCTCCAGCGGACCGCCGTCCGCCGCGCTGCGGCACCACGATGCGCGATAGCCGCCGACGTTCCAGTAGGGGAAGCCGCTGTGTGTGGAGTCGGGCTGCGGCTTCACGACTCGGCGCGTCTGGGTCTTCGTGCCTGCCAGCAAGGCGCGGACCATCGGCCCGCTGAAGAGAATGGGGCGATCACGCATGGCGAATCTCCTGTTGGTTTGCGGCGCGCTGTGCTTGCTGGCGCGCCTTGAGCGCGGCCTTGTAGCTGGCCTTGGCCTCCTTCTTCGTGGTGGCCCACTGGCCCTGCACGTCGCGGTAGCTGTCCCAGTCGCCGTCCCAGACCATGCGGTACATGCGGTATTCCAGGGTTCCCTCGATGACGTAGCCGCGTTTCTCGAACTTCGGCAGCCGGCTTCCGCACAACCACTCGCGGAATGTGCAGCCGGTATCCGCATCCAGCCACTGGCGGTACTGCGTCTGCTTCTGGGGTGGCGGTGGCTCGGGCAACCGCTCCAGCGCCAGGGCGGCGCCGGCCGTGGTGGTCACGAACACGATGTCGCGCGCTTCGCAGAATGCCGGCGTGCGCACGCGGGCCATGAGGCCCTGGCGCTCCAGCTCTTCGAGGTCGGGCATGTCGTGGTGGCCACGCCCGGCGACGAAGTGATTGCGGTAGGACCGGCGCTGGTGCTCGCTGAGGCCCAGCGTGTGCTGCAGCAGGCGGACCTGCTGGGGTGTTGCTTGCATGTCAGTTCTCCTTGCGCGGTGGCATGTGCACGCTGACGGTGAGGCCAGGTTCGTCCGTCAGGTCGCGCAGCAGGGCTTCGGTCAGTAGGACGAGGCGGGGCAGGGCCTGCTCGGTGGGCCGGCGCACGATTTCCTGGGCGGTGGCCAGGTACTCGCGGCGCAGGGCCATGGGGTGGGTGGGGATCGCGTCAGCCATGGTTGGTCGCCCCCTTGGTTGTTGCCTGGGCTGCGCGGTCGCGGCGTTCTGCTGCAGTGGTGAACGGCAGCGTGCGCGCGCCGGCCCAGGTGTCCAGCAAGTAGTCGCCGAAGTCCGTGGTGCTGTAGCGTCCAAAGCTGTGCGATTGCAGGCAGCCGAAGGCGCACAGGCGCGCGACGGCTTCCTTGCCGATGTCGTAGCTTTCGTCGTCCTCGGCTGTCTCATGAAAGCGCTGCAGGGCCTCCATGTCATCCGGCTGGAGCCACGCATCCACTGCAGGCGCAGCAGGTGCTGCCGGCCGCGCCACGCCAGCCTGCGGCAAGTTGTAGAGGTCCGCCACGATTCGATCCGCGAGATACAGAGCGGCCTCTGCCGTGGTGAATTCCTCGGCCAGGCCGGCCACACGGTTGCGCCAGTAGCCCGCCAGGGACTTGTCCTGACGCGCTGCGGCAAGGCGCTCGGCATCACCCAGGATGGGTGCAGCAGGTGCCTGGGAGACAGCACGCAGCTGGCGCGCGGCCCACTTGACCCGCCGCAGCAGCTCGGTGTCGTCGGGGGCGTCAGGGTGGTCGCAGCCCCAGCACGCAGCTATATCCGCGATCTGGCGCAGCTCGTCCAGTGCAGCAGGTGCCTGGGGCGCGGTGTAGAGCGGCTCGGTAGCGTTGCCTGCCTGCGTTGCAAGCACCATGCCACCCGCTGGGAAGTTGTTGACTTGTCGATGCTGTTCAAGGGCAGCCAGAGTCTGGCAGCTTGCCCACGCTACCGGCGCGGACTGAAATCCGGCAGGTGACTGGGGCGCTGCTGCCCTGTGGAGTGCTCGGTCGAATTTGATGGCCGCGCGCATGGCCTGGATGACCCAGAAATGCGGCCTCCACGTTGCTGCCTCTGCCGAGGTATTTGGGAGGTAGCTGTGGCGCTCTTTCGCATCCAGGGCCGCCTGCGCGGCAATGGCGCTCAGTTGCGCAGGCATTGCCGCCGCGTCCAGTTTTTCCACCTCCGCAGGGGCTGCAGGCGCTTCCAGGGCGGGCGCTGCCGGAGCGTGGCCAGCGATGAAGCCCAGCGCAGAATGCGCCCAGGCCATGTCCGCGTCGTAGTCGCGCGGCTTGTGCGACGGCGGGGCAGACGCCGCCATGTGGATGGCCAGCGCATGCACCTGCTGTTCGCCCCAAGTCGGCCCAGCCATAGCGGCAGGCTGCTCGGCCAGCAGGCGCTTGGCGGCGGCGCGAATGTCGGCGCCGATGTCCAGCGTCTCGCCCGGGGCGTCGTACTTGCATCCGTCCCATCCTTGGGCTATTTGCTCGAGCACGGCGGGCAGGTGGGCCACAGCGGCAGGAGATGCCCCGGCGCGGGAGATGCGTGCTATGCGAGCCTCCAGCTTCTCGACCTCGGCCTGCAGGTTGCGGATGGTCGTTGTGCCGTCCTCGGCTTCGGGCAGCTCGCGCAGCCACCACGCGACGGGGCCATCCTCCGTGTCGAAGATGGATACCAGCTTCCAGCCGTCGCCATGGGGCGGGGTGGGCAGCCAGTCGGTCCAGTTGACGGCCTCGCTCATCGCGCCGAGTACCTCCCCGTCCAACTGGTCCTCGGCCGACGTGTGCGCCAGCTCCAGACCGAGCGCGGCGAAGAAGCTGCGGGGCATCATGCCTTCGTCCAGCAGCGGCAGTTCGGGGTGATCGCCCAGCCCCATCTCGTCGCGCTCGATGGCGCGGCCGTCGAGGATGCGGGCCTTCCAGCGGTCGTCCAGCACAGGATGAGTCTTGCCGGCGCGCAGCTGCTCGATGGCGGCAATGATCGGCTCGGCGCCTGGGTTGATGTCCGAATTGATGCCCAGGCAGTCGCTGACTTGGCCCAGGGCCTCGCAGGCAGCGTCGAACATGCGGGCGTACTGCTCGATGGTGGTGCCTGCCAGGGTTGTGGGCTCCTCGATCTGTTGCAGGCACTGGCTGCCAGAGCGGGCGTGCTGGACCTCTGCGATGCGCACCATCGCGGCCCAGGCCTCGTGCAGTTCCTGGGTGTTGCAGCCGATGAAGGGGCGCAGGAGGGCGGTGCTGGGTTCGCGCGGGATCAGGATGTGGGTCATGGTTTGCTCCGTTCGATTTGCCATGCGCTGGCGGTTTTGGAAATGACGTGGCCGGCGCGCAGCAGCAGCTGGCACGCGGCCTTCGGTTGGGTCGGGGTCATGCGAAAACAGGGCGGCCCGCGCGTGGCGGGCCGGGTTGGTGGGATCAGGCGGCCCGGCGTAGCTGCCAGGCCGTGGACTCGGGCGAGTTGAGCGAGACGATTTGCCGCATGGGCACGGGGCTCACGGAGTTGCCCACCATCTTCACCTGGGCGGTTTTCGTCAGCGGCTTGCCGCTGGCGGTGCGGTCGATGACGTAGCCAGGGGGGAAGTCCTGGGCGTTGTAGAGCTCGCGCGGCACCAGCATGCGCAGCGTGATATCCACGATCACCCAGGGCTCGCCCTTGAGCCACACAGTCACGAGCGCCAGGCGGTCGCGCGTGGTGATGGTGGTCATCGGGTCGCGCAGGTCCGCCCACTGGCCGCCATTGGCGTGGTAACGCATCAGGAAGGCGGCGCAGCGCAGGGCGCCGGCCTCCTGCTCGGGCGACAGGTGGTACTGGATCAGGGCATGGTGCTCGGCCCCGGCCGTGACGGTGGGCACGGGCTCGCGCATGTCGCGGCCCACGCTGTTCCGGCGCAGCGTGCACAGGTGCGCGGCGATCAGCTGTTGCTGGCTGCCGCTGGTGGTCACGGTCGATACGGGGTCGCGCAGGTCGCGGGCCGGCGTGCTGTTGAAGCCGCCGTTGGCCTGGACCATGAACGCGGATGCCAGGCTCTGCCCGCCGCCGCTGGCCGTCACCGTGCCCAGCGGTCCCCGGATGTCGTTGGCGCCGTGGCTCCAGCGCTTGCCGCCGTCCTTGCCCTCGCCGTGCCCGGCCTGCACCAGGTATGCCGAGCTGACGGCGTGCTTGATGCCGCCGGCCACGGCCGTGCCCAGGGGTTGGGACAGATCCAGCGCGCGCGGGGCCTGGCCCTTGGCTTCGCCGTAGCCCATCTGGATCAGGGTGGGCGACACCAGGGCACGGCAGCCGCCTTTTTCCGTGGCGATGGTGCTCATGGGCCTGTCGAGCATTTCGATCTTCCCGCCGTGGGCCATGTTCACGATGAACGGCTGGAGGGTGTTCAGCACGAACTTGTCCAGGCCGTGGGCGATTCGCCGCATGGTGGCCGGCGCCAGTTCCTTCTTGCGCCCGAAGATGCTTTGCCCGGGGATGCTCCAGTCGATGCACTCGGCTGCTTGGCGGAATGGCTTCTGGCCCGGCTTCGGGTTCTTCCAGTGCGTCTGCGCTGGCCAGACGATGGGCAGGCCGTCGCGGCGGGCGATCAGGTACAGCCGCGTGCGGGTGCTGCGTGAGCCCAGGGTGGCGTTGCAGATAACCCGCCATTCGACCTTGTAGCCAAGGTCGCGCAGGGCCTGGATGAAGTGGCGCCAGTTGCGGCCCTTGTGCTTCGGGTCCGGCACCAGGAACTGATTGCGACGCGGCACCACCTCGCCGGGTTCGGCTACGCGGAAGGTGGCTTTCCCCGTGGCAGGGTCCGTGATGCGGTCCAGCGTGATGGCGCGGCCGGTGGCTGGATCGCGCTTCGCAATCAGCGGGGACCACTGCATCATCTGCTCGACGTTCTCCAGCGTGATGACATCGGGCTGGGTCTTGCCGGCCCAGCGGATAACGATCCAGGCAAGCGAGCGGATTTCCCCGTTGCGCGGCTGGCCGCCCAGGGCCTGGCTGTGGTGCGTGCAGTCCGGGGATGCGTGCAGCAGGCCCACCAGCTCACCCTTGGTCACGGCCAGCGGATCCACCTCGCGAATGTCGGCGCGGTAGTGCTTGGTCTGCGGGTGGTTGACCTCGTGCATGCCGATTGCGTCAGCATCGTGGTTGATGGCGGCATCGACCGGGCGGCCAATGGCTTGCTCGATGCCAGTCGATGCGCCGCCGCCGCCGGCAAACAGGTCGATCACCAGCTTGGCCGCGAGGGGCAGGAGAAATTGTGGGGTGAGCATGCGGCTCCTCAGAAAGAGAAGAGCCCGCGTTGTGCGGGCTCTGGTTCGGGTGTTCGTGTGGCGCGGCGCTGGGTCCTGGTCGCGGGCGGCGGTGCAGCAGAGGCCTCGATGCGCTCGCGCTGCAGTGGCTCGTAGTCGGGGTTCAGCTCGCAGCCCAGGTACTGGCGGCCGAGTTGGAGCGCGACGGCCGCCGTGGTGCCGCTGCCCATGAACGGGTCGAGCACGACATCACCGGGCCGGCTGCCGGCGCGAATGCAGGGCTCGATGAGCGCGGGCGGGAACGTGGCGAAGTGGGCGCCCTTGTAGGGCCGTGTGGCCACCGTCCAGACGCTGCGCCGGTTGCGCGTCGATCCTTCCCAGGGCACTGAACCCTGTTGGTGCCTGCTGTCGTTGAGCAGGCCGGGGCGAGGCTTACGTTCGAGGTTGCCTGATCGACTGGTCCGCTTCTGCGGCTTTTGGCCTGGCACGAGGTAGTCGGTTCGATCCCAGCGATTGCGGGGTGCGTGCGGGTCGCCGGCCACTGGCTCCTTGATCGCCTCGTGGTCGAAGAAGTACCGCTCCGACTTCGAGAGCAGGAACAGGTACTCATGCGCCTTCGTGCAGCGGTCCGTCACGCTCTCTGGCATCGGGTTCGGCTTGTGCCAGATGATGTCTTGGCGCAGATACCAGCCGTCCGCGCGCAGGGCGAAGGCCAGCATCCAGGGGATGCCGATGAGGTCCTTGTGCTTCAGACCTTCCGGCGCGCCGGCCGACCGCTGAGCATGCTGGTCACGGTATTTGGCCGCGCCCTCGCCGTGCAGATTGGTATAGGTGCTGGCCTTGGGGCCGTTCGGCCGGCTGGCATAGCTGTCCCCGATGTTGAGCCACAGGGTGCCATCGTCGGCCAGCACGTCGCGCACGCAGCGGAACACCTCGACCATCGCGGCGATGTACTGCTCCGGCGTCTGCTCCAGGCCCAGTTGGCCGGCATGGCCGTAGTCGCGCAGGCCGAAGTAGGGCGGGCTGGTGACGCACATCTGGGCCCGGACGCCCTGGGCCGCCCAGGCGCGCATGGTGTCTCGGCAGTCGCCGAATTCGATGGTATTCATGTGCCGACCGCCTCCGCCATCCGGGCGGCCGCGCGCTGCAGCCTGGCGTTGAACCAGCGGCGCAGCACGTACTGGCGAGCGATGGAGATGGCCGTGTAGATCAGGCTGATGGCCACGTTCTCGCCCAGGCTGGGCGCGAAGCCGAATCGGGGGAACACCAGGGCGTTTGCCACGATGCTGACCAGCAGCCCGATGGCCACGTTCATCAGGGTCTCGATCAGCGAGCCAAGGCGGGTTTGGTTCATTGGAGGCTCCAGGAATGAGGAAAAGCCCGAGCGGCTTGCACCGTTCGGGCTTCGGGAGATATAGGATTCGCCTGCAAAGGAGAGGCGATGGATACCAATCAGTTGATGGCAGGCCTTGCTGCTGCAGTCAATGCAGCCAAGCCCGCGCCAGAGTATTGTTTCTTGTGGATTGAATCGTGGGCAACCTGCATGACGAGATCGGAATGGTCCGGATGGATGCAGTTTTTTGGCGCTTTTGGCGCCTTAGTTGTTGCTCTCTGGTTGCCGTACTTGCAGGCAAGAATTGGTAGGGCAAATCATTTCTCACTAGCTGTGGCTTGCCTATCGCACCAGCTCAGTGTCTTTGATGAGATTGAACTATTTGCGGATCGCAAGGGTACGACTAGACAGGCACTTAGTCATTGCAGAGAATCTATTGATTCATTGACTGTTTTGTTTCAAGAGGTGAGAGCCTCAGAACTGCCCGCGCCAGCTCTTGCTCCGTGGAGAGCGGCGCGAGCGAATATTGCCAAACTGAAGCGCTTGGAGAGTACTTCCGGGCCAGATCGAGGTGCAAGAATCGTACTCAGTAGGTATCGAAAGACAGTTGAGCTGCTTCAAGATGAGTTAATTCAGCATGATCCTAGGCTGAGAAATTACATAAAGAGGATATTCACGATTCAAGGTTAGAGGGTGGGCCAAGAAATCTATCTCTGCCAAGCGAATGCGTTGACTCGGCTGTAAACAAATGCGGTGCGCAATCATTACCGCGAATTTCCCTCGTGGCTTGCAATCAGTGCTCCAGTATGGGCTGAGCCAGGGGTCTGTCGATCAATGGCCGTAAGGCAGGCCCTCGCCTTCGGCCAGTTCCGCAGGAACCGTGGCCCCGCAGCTCAGGCAGCGCCGCGATGGCGCGCCGGCAGCCGGCTGGTGGGCGCTGCACTTCACCGCCTTGACTCCATCCGGATATGCCTTGATGACGGGCATGGTGGCGAAGGGCAACGTTGCGCAGGTCTGGCTGCCGCCGCTGCAGGTCTGGCACATGGAGCCTTTGGGCTGATGATGAGTCATCGCGTGGGCTCCTCGTCGCTGGTGCGGTGGACAAGGCCTTGCCAGTGCTGGCCCGGTGGCAACGGCGTGGTGTGGCCGGACCCGTCTGCCGTGAGCCTTGGAAGCGCTGCCTGCAGCGCTGGCGAGTCAAGAAATCCCACGCGCGAGGACTTGGTGATCCGCGCGAACTCGATCTCTGCGCGGGAGCTGGCCACCAGGGTCTGGCCAATGTCGGTGATAGCCCGGGCGATCTGCGGTGTGGTGGAGCCGTTGCGCAGATCCTTGATGGTCTGGAGCAGCAGCGATTGCAGCTGGCCCATGCCGCTCGTTTCAGGTGGCGTGGGCTGGGTGTCGGTTGTGGTGGTGGTCATGCTCGGCTTTCTCAATTTCCTTGATCTCTTGGTCCAGCTGGCGTGTGAGTTGCCACACGGGCAGCAGGTCGATGGGTACGGCGGCCCCGTTGCTGCGGGACAGCTCTGCGCGTGAGATGCAGCGCAGGTTGTTGATGTCGAAATTGGAGGTGTCTCCGTCATGGAAGATGACGGCATGGCCCTCCGGGATCGGGCCGTGGTGCTGCTCCCACACGATGCGGTGCACCAGCGCCCAGCGGTTTGGCTCGGCTACCTTGCGTTTGAGGTAGCGGGCTGCGTGCGGCAGCGCGCGTGGCGGCGTGGTCCAGCGCTCTGTGCCCACGGGCACCCAGGTCGGTGGCCTGTTGCCGGTCTTGAAATGGCTTTTTCCCTGCTCCACGCTGTACCCATGCTTCCCCTTGTTCCACGGATTGAATCCTGCTGTGAACTGCCCCGGCCGCTGGCCCTGGCGCAGCATGGAAGCGCGGTAGGTTTGGGCAAGCACAGCAGGAGTCTTGTGCAGGCCCAGGCGGCTGGCCCGGGTGGCGATGTCCTGCATAGGCATCCCCAGCAGCTCACCCAGGTCCTCGTTGAGCATGTCGGCATACAGCAGCTGCAGCAGGTCATCAAGGTGTGTCCAGCGGCCTGTGCGCAGGGTCTTGGCGCCCGGCGCCTTTTTCACGCCCAGGTCATAGGCCCGCTGCTGCACATGCCTGGCCGTGCGCTGCAGGTGCGCAGCGACGTCGGCGGTGGGCTGGGTGGGGTAGTGCTCGCGCAGGTAGGCGTCATCCTCGGCCCGCCATGGCGTGTTCTTGCTCATAGTGGGAGACCGACCTGCTGCCCCTTGATCTGCAGCACGCGGCGTGCGTGGTTGCCGACTTCGGCGGTGACCGAGTAGCCGTACCCATCGGGGTTGATCAGCTCGCGGATCAGGTCGAAGGCCTCGGCCGCATCCGGTGCCAGGTGGTTGGCGTCGTAGGTGGTGGTTTCGAGGTTGGGCAGGTGCTGTGCCATGCGCAGCAGCTCCAGTGCGGCCGCGTCCTCGGTGTGCAGGCCGCGCCCAGGCACGGGCCGGGGCAGGTTGGTGGTCAGGGCAACGCGGCCCTCGTCGTCGGCGGAAATGGCAATGATGATTTGGCGGGCCATGGTGGTCTCCTGTGAAGTGGCGGGGGTCAGGACGGGGTGCCGTCAAGGTGCAGAAGGCGGTGGATCTGGTCGCGCGAGCGGTCGAACTGGACAGCCCACGCGACGCGTTGGGTGATGAGCGGGCGACGTGCCTGCCGAGCGGCAAGGGCGTGGGCGTCGGCCAGTGCGAAGGCGTGGCGCAGCGCGTAGTGCCAATCGCTGGCCCAGTGGTGTTCGCGGTCAGCGGTGGCAGATGACGACATAGGGCCGGTCTCCGAATTGCTCCAGCGCCCAGGCGCATGCGTCTTGCGTGCAGGCGCCGACGAATTGCTGCTGCGTGCAGCCGCATTTGATGGTGAAAGTGCGCATGTGGCTCCAGTAATCAGAGGGATGGCAGTTCCAGCGGGATCTGCTGGAGCTTGGTTGCGGCGGGCGCATCTGCGGTGCTGGCCTTGCGGCTGCGGCGCTTGGGTGGAGGGGCAGCAGCTGCAGCGCTGGCCAGCTGCTCGCGCGCCCTGGCGAAGGTCTGGGCCACGTTGGTGTGCTCGCTGCGGCGGTAGACAAAGGCCTGATCGGTGATCGGGGTGGAGGGGCGTGTGATGCGCGCGTGCTTCATGCGGCTCTCCTGAATGAGTACGGCCCGCTCAGTGGCGGGCCGTTGGTTGGTCAAAGAAGGTGGTTCCGCACCAGGCGTAGAGCAGCATTCCGCTGTGCCTGGCCTCGTCCAGTGCCGCATATCCCGCGTAGCTCAGCAGCGCACATGCGCTCCAGATCAGGGGGTGGCCGGCACCCTCGCGCTCCATCTCGGCGCCTTCGGCAAGGTCGCGGAAGTAGGTGGCCAGCCAGAACGGGCCAGGTGGGGTTGTCGGCGGTGTCTCGGGGTACGGCGGGCTCATTGATGCTCCGTGTCCGCGCCGAAAAACTTGGTGCCGGGCCAGGCGAAGAGCAGCATCCCGTCATCCCGGGTTCGTGCTGCAGACGCACTCGTCTCATCTGTCTGCTTGGTGCGCGCTCCATAGAGAGCAAGTTGGGTAACGTTGTCCGTGCCGGGGCCGCGCTTTGCGTGGCTGCGTTTGCAGAGCTGATCCAAGGCTGCGGTTTCCGCCAGATCCCGGAAATAGGCGGCGAGCCAGAAAGCTGGGTGATGTGTGCCAGGCGACTTTGGGTAGAGCATGCTCAGATGCTCCGCCTTCGGTTTGCGAGGTGGACGACTCGATGGGGTGGCGTTTGCCATGGCAGATCTCCGATGTTGGGCGAGACGAAGAAAAGAGCCGGTGCCGCGTGGCGGCTGCGTGGGCGAGATGGCTGGTGGTTGCGAAGAGAGAAACCCAGGCCCGGCGAAAAAGAAGGCCGCATGTGCATCCAAAGGCGGGTGCTTGAGAGGGCGGATGCGCGGCGTCAAACCGAAGCGCCCTGCAACCCAAGACGCTTGGGTTTGCCCTGCGTTGCGCAGGGCGGGTACTCTGTCCAGTTCTGGGCTGCTTGGCCGTGGCGCAGGCCGCTGGAGAAAGGCTCGCGATGATTCACGGTGGTCACTTCTGTGGCGGAAACAAAAGCGGCCTCCCTGGGAAGCCGCTTTTGTTTCGCCCGTTCTTTCCGGGCTGTCAGCGCTTTCGCGCAGGGCTTTGCTGATCTTGGTATCCCTGTAAACCTCAACATGTTTCTGATCTTGGCAATCCTGTTTGCCTCACCAAACTGCCCGTGTACCGTGCTTTGACGGACTGTGGCCTGGCAGGACTGCCAGAGCAGAGCAGCGGCCCCTGCCCGCTGATGCGTGTGCCGGAATGCCACCGCAGGTGGGGCAAGCATCGGCTGCAACTTGTGAAAGACCGGGGCGAGCCCGGCCGATGCCGTGGTGCCCAACTTCTCTGCCCGTCCGCATGTGCGGTGGCTGAGTAGGTTGAGTTTGATGATAAGGCGATGCCTAATTTTGTGCAATAGGCGATGCCTTATTTTTGATGTATTTGCCGATGTGGTCAGTGGAGACGGACTTCAAAATAGGCCTCCTCCACGGCAATCCCCTGGAGTCCGGCTTGCTGGGCCGCCTCATAGGCCTTCTGCCAAGAAAGCGCCACTGGCTCGTTCGCCTTCCCGATTACGCCGCCCTCAGCTGCATCGTTGAAGAGCTTGTAGGCCCGTGTCATAGCCTCTTGGTTAGGGAAGCTACGTTGAATCACCTTGGCAAAGCGGGCTTCGGCCTTGGCCTTGATGTCATGCTCGATGCCGATGCAGTCTTGAAGGGTGACTCGGAACGAGGTGAGGTCGGAAGTGGTCATGTGCATCCTTGGTGCTGGTTAAAAACACAGTTCTAGTATGCATGATGACTGTATGTGTGTACAGTAAGTTGTTGCATGGTTCTCTACCCACCAGCAGGCGGCCATGAAAAAGCCCGCTCAAGGCGGGCTCGCGTTCTCAGGGGGAGTGCGCATTCAATGTTTCATAGTCCACCAGGCCAACACCTTGCCGGCAATGTTGATGCACTCAGATGCTTTGCGAAGATCAATTCGCTCTTCGTCGGGATAGTCCACGATGTTGTCGCTGCGAAGAACCAGGGTGCCGTCAGAAAGGATTAGTGCTTTCTTCAACAAGAGACGGCTGTAGACATCGATGACATAAATGCCCTGTGCGTCAATGGTGCGCTGGCCCATATCCACAAACACCAAGTCTTCATCTTGAATCGTTGGTTTCATGCTGTGGCCGTTGCCCGTCATGATCTTGATGCGCTCGGGATTGACGGTCCCGATTTTCTTGCGGACCCAGCTTTCCAACACATCGAGATGCCGGACGATCTGCACGGCCTCGTCAATGTGCGAGCCTGGGCCCATCGACGGCCGGACCGAAAGATGCTGCAGACGCACATAACCAGGCGGCGGTGTGTCATCAATCACCTGGATCACGTTCTCTCCATGTTTGGACGCGTCGACGGTAGTCCCCGGCGGGTAATCTGGTAGCCCCCAGTGCGCTGGCTGGACCACGTCTGCGAAGTAGCTCCAGAGCTTGGGGAGCTTGTCCTTGCTGATCGTTCCGCGGTTCACCCAGTCTTGGACGGATGGAGGCCTAACCTCGAAGTGCTCGGCCACCTCCTTCTTGGAGACGCCCTTCAATTCGATGGCTTCAGCGATGGCCTGGCCTAATTTTTCACCAGTAAGCATTGCCTAATGTTCCATGTGTGAGTGCGAGTAGGCAATGCCTATTGATAAAAATTAGGCACGGCCTTATCATGGGGTATGAATTACTCACACCCCGGACTTGCGGTGCAGGCGGTTGTCGATCTTGTTGGCAGCCAAGCTGCCCTGGCTCGCGCTTTGCAGGTATCCGCGCCCACTGTGAACCAGTGGATCAAGAGGCGGCGCCCGGTTCCGAAGGCGCTTAGCCCCAGGATCGAAGCGCTGTCCAGCGGGACCGTCTCACGCCGAGACCTCCGCCCCAACGACTGGCAGGACATCTGGCCCGAACTGGCTCAGTCCGCAACCCAGGTTGAGGAGGTGGCCCATGGTTGACCTTCCGCCGTCCCCACTTGAAGGCGAATTTGGTTCACCAGTTCCCGTTACTGAATCCACCGCCGCGCGCGATACCGCCGAGTTTCCTGGGGGGCTGGGGCGGGGTGGGTTCAATTTGGACTGTCCTGCTACAGGCGTCACAGATTCCGTAGTAGGGGAGGATGCGCAAAACGCTCTTGTGCTTGCGAATATCGAAGCAAGGTTGGCACAAGAAGTGCGGGGGCTCATCGGCTCGCTCGACCAGTTCGGACGCAGCGCGCAGGGCATATACGTGGAGATCCCCGATGGAGCCCATTTTTGTAAGGCGATAACGAGCTTTCTCGCTTTGCTCAGCCTGCAGATTGCGTACGCGCTCACTAAGGGTTTGGATAAGTCCGTCTTTTTCGATGACGGCTCCCAATACTTGCGAGAGCTGGATCTGGACTTGGGCGAGTTTGTCCGAGAGTTGACTCTCGATGGTCGCCGCTTTTTGGCGGTCGCGCTCGTTGACCAACAGGCGACCAAGTTCGATGGCTCCGCTGACAGAGCTGACGAGTAATGAAACATCCATTTTTGCCTGCCCTCCCTGGGGATGTTCGTTGCTGTATGACTGCTCATATCGTACCCAACGCAGGGGATAGCACCAAGAACTGCTCTCATTCCACAACTCGCGCGGCGATACCCCGCAGATGGGTAATCACGTCCGGCTGCGCGCTCCCGCTCTCCTGCATGCGCTGGCAGCACAGTTCGCTCCACCGCGCCAGCGCGGCCGCGCTGAAACCGGCTCGGCCTTCGCCCTCCAGGACTTCGATCATCTGGCCCAGGAACAGCTCCAGGGCCTGCGCCCATTGGGGGCTGCCGATGTTGTCTGCTGTGGGCGTTGCGGGTGTTGTGCTGTGGGTCATGTCGATGGCTCGCAAGGGGTTGTGCTGATGAGTGCAACTTTCTCAGTTGGCATCGCCCCTGGCTATGTCGAATCTGATCCCCAATCCGACATTGCCGCCGGCATGGACGTGCTGGACGCGGCTTTTCTGATCGCGCAGACCAGTCAGGGCGGCATCAAGGCCCTGGCGGTGCGCATGGGCATCAACGCCGGCACGCTGCAACACAAGCTCAACACCAACAACGACACCCACCACCTGACGCTGCGCGAATCCGTGCGGCTGCAGGTGGTGACGGGCAATGCAGCGGTGCTGCATGCCATGGCCAGCGAACTCGGCTACGAGTGCCGGCGCACCCTGCCAGACCAGGCCGAAGGTGACCCGGTGGAGGCCTTCATGCATTTCCAGTCCGCCGTGGCCGAGGTCACGCGCGCTGCAGCTGATGCGCACCGCCAGCCGTCGCGCAATGCGGTGCGGCGGCTTGACCGCCAGGTGCAGGAACTCACGGTGATGGCGCAGTACCTTGCCCGTTCGGCACAGCAGCGCCTGGCCGACACGCCTGGAGGTGGCAATGCGTATTGATATCAAGCCTGAGGGCGGCGACCGATACAAGCGTGCCCTGGCTGGCCTGGATGGTGGGCAGATTGCTCAGGCCACGGCCGAGGCCATCAACATGGGTGCGGGCCGTGTCAAGAATTCCATGCGCGCTGAGATGCAGAGCGTTTTCGACAGGCCCACGGGCTATGTGCTGCAGTCGGTGCAGGTGGTCAAGAAGGCCACGGCCGGCGACCTCAATGCGCTGGTGGCTCCCACCTACATGGGCGGCAAGGGCGTGGACCCGCAGCAGATCCTGGCGGCGCAGGAGGATGGTGGCCGGCGCCGTGACAAGCGCAGCGAGAAGGCCCTGCGCACGGCAGGCATCTTGCCCATGGGCTACCAGACCGCGATCCCGGCCACTCCCTACCCGGGCAGCGATGACGGGCGCGGGAATCTCAAGGGCTCGACCCTGGTACAGCTGATTGCCTACTTCCAGGCCTTCGGCGAGCAGGGCTACCGGGCCAATATGACCAAGGGGCGCATGCAGGCCCTGCACCAGCGCGGCGGCAAGGGCGCGCGCTTCATGGGGCCGGTGAAGGGCATCCGCTACATCGTGGCCTATGGCCGTCTGCGCGGCGGTGCGCGGGCCACAGCGCGCGGCGAGTACGACAAGCGGGCATCCAACCTGCCGCCCGGCATCTGGGCTGTGACCGGCACAGGCGGCGCAGATGTGCGGCCGGTGCTGATGTTCGTGCGCGGCGGCAACTACAAGCCCCGCATCAGTCTGGACGGGGTGCGCAAGCGCTCGGGCATCGATGAGCTGGTTCCCCGCTGGGTCCGTGGCCGCGTCTATGACGCATTCAGGAAAGCCAGTCAGGGCTGATGGCCCGGCTGATATCAGGAGAGATAGACATGCAACACACCACCCATCAGGTGACCTCGCATGACACCAAGGCGGATTCGTTCTCCGCCATTGGCAATGCCACGCGGGTGCGCCTCAACGAACGGCTGTACAGCAGTCTGGCCGAGGCCCACCGCCGGGGGCAGCCCGCCCTGAGCCGGCGCGAGCTGCGGGACTTTCACAACGAGTGCACGGGCGAATGGCTGGAGATCTCCAGCGTGGCCAGCACGGTCAATGCGCTGGTCGCGGCCAAGCGGGTGGAAGAGGTGGAGGCACGGGCCTGCTCCCTGCCGCCGCACCGCCTGGTCAAGCCTGTGCGCTGCCGCCTGCAGCAGGCGAAGTTGACGGACTGAATTGATATCGAAGGTTGAGCAGGCATGAATCACTACCCCCACCACATCGGCGACTTCGACACGGAGACGCGGCATTTGTCACGGCTGGAGCGTGCCATCTACCGTGACATGCGTGACATGTACTGCAAGACGGAAGAGGCATTGGACGGTTCGGACATGGAGCGCTTGGCGCGGCGTCTGTTGTGTCGTTCGCCGGAAGAGATCGATGCCTTGCAGTTCGTGCTGGCAGAGTTCTTCACGTTGCTGCCTGATGGCCGATATCAGAACGATAAGTGCGAGCAGATCGTGGCCCAGTTCCGCCAGCAGCAGGAAGGGCGCGAAGAGGTCAAAAGCAACGAGCACCTACGTCAGAAGCGCAGCAGGGCTAGGCGTAGTGCTATCTTTTCTGCACTTCGTTCACTGGGCATCGTGCCCAACTTGAAGACGCAGATGGCCGAGTTGATGGCGCTGTGCCGTCAGCATGGAATCGTTGTGACAGACACCAGTGTCACGCTCAATGGCATGGATTTGCTGGCTGCTGATACGTCTGGTGTCACGCCGCGCCACGCTGATGTCACGGCCAGTGACACGGCTTGTCACGGAGATGGCACGGGTAACCAGAACCAGAACCAAAACCAATACATACCCCCCAACCCCCCTGCAGGGGGGGCGAACGGTGGATTGGCTATCGCCACGGCACTTGCAGGCAGCTTCCCGGAGCATCGGCGCACCCGATTGGTGGACGTGGCCGACGCCGTGGCCGATGCCATCGCCCGTGGCGACGTGACGGCCGAGGAGCTGCTGGCTGCCGCTGAGCAGCAGCGTGGACTGCTGGCGGCGAAGGATGGCAAGGCCTGCCCCAGCCTGCTGCGCTGGGTGCGTGAGCAGCGTTGGAAGGACGTGGTGATGCTGGCATCTGCGGCAGGCGAAGGGCAGCAGCCCGACAACTGGGCAGACACGCGCAGCGGCGTCGAGGGCATGGCGGCCAGCCTGGGCATGCCGAGCTACGACGACTGGTGCGATGCGCGAGCGGGGCAGGGCCTGCGGCGAGCGTTCGCGGACTACGAGGCGGCAGTGCATGCGCTGCTGGCGGCGCAGGGGGTGTCGGCATGACGGTGCGCACCCTCATTGGCGCGGCGGCGCCCCTCTCGATGTGCTCAAAAAATAGGCAGGATCGCGGGTCCTTTTTGGCCCCCTTGGAAGCGGGTAATTCGAGCCGCGCTCTCGGACTGTTGCGCAACCTTCCTAAGGGGGTTAAGTGAAGGTCCTGCCTTACTTTGATGCTCCTATTTCGCAAGCAGAATTTGCGGCTTTGGTCGGTGTCAGCGAGGCCCGCGTAAGCCAGCTGGTGAGCGAAGGCGTGATCGTCCGGGGCGATACGGGCCACGAATGGCTGCTGGGTTATTGCGAGCGCCTGCGCGACCAGGCAGCGGGCCGTGCCTCGGTCGGTTTGGGTGGCCTGGACCTGGTCCAGGAACGTGCGGCGCTGGCGCGCTCGCAGCGCGAGGCCCAGGACCTGAAAAACGCCGTCGCCCGTGGCGAATTCGCGCCCATCGGCGCCCTGGCGGACGTGCTGGGCCTGGCCAGTTCAGCAGTGGTGGACCGCATGGACCAGATCGAGGGCCAGCTGCGCAAGGCCTGCCCGGATCTGCCCGAGGATGCCCGCGTCACGGTGCTGCGCGTGCTGGCCGATGCCCGCAATGAGTGGATTCGGGTCACGTCCAAGCTGATCGGCGAGCGCGTGGCGGCCATGGCCGAGGCGCCCGACGAGGATGAGCTGGACGAGGAGGCCGCATTTTGAGCGCACCCCTGTCGAGAGAGGCGATTTCCGCCATCCAGGCCGCCGCGCAGCTGGGCCTGTCCAGCCTGCGGGCCGACGCACCGCAAACACTGTCCGAATGGGCAGCCGACCACTTCCTGCTGGCTGGCGAATCCAGCCACCAGAAGGGCGGTTGGGTGGCCTGGCCGTTCCAGGTGGGCATTCTGGACTTCATGAGCGACGACCGGATCGAGGAATTGGCCGTCAAGAAGTCCAAGCGCGTCGGCTACTCGAAAATGATCACCGCCTTCGTCTGCTACAACATCGCGCACCGCCGCCGCAAGCAGGCGCTGTGGCAGCCCACGGACGACGACCGTGACAGCTTCGTCAAGACCGAGATCGAGCCCCTGCTGGACAGCAAGGACGGCGTGCCTTCGGTGATCGCGGCCCGCAAGCGGGGCAGCCGGGTCGAGGAGACCATCAAGTACAAGCCTTTCCGCGACAGCGTGCTGCACCTGCTGGGTGGCAAGGCGGCGCGGGCCTACCGCCGGATCACGGTGGCCGTGGCCATCCTGGACGAATGGACGGCATTCGACCAGACCATCGGGGGCAGCAAGGACAAGTCCGCGGGCTCGCCCGGCACCTTGGCCAAAGGCCGGCTGGAAGGCGCTCCATACCCCAAATTCATCGGCGGCAGCACGCCCGGCATCAAGGGCCTGTGCCACGTCAGCCGTGCCTGCGAGGATTCCGAGGACGAGGTTGATTACCTGATCGAGTGCCCGCGCTGCGAGGCCGAGCACCCGCTGACCTGGGGCGGCAAGGAGGCAATGCACGGCTTCAAGTGGGAGGCTGGCAAGCCCGAGACCGTGCGCCACATGTGCCCCCACTGCCGGGAGACCATCAGCCAGGCCGAGTACCTGCCGGGCGGCTGGCCGCTGACGGGCGCCTGGGTGTGCCGGAGGTCTGGCCGTCGCTTCGGCGCCGACCGCATCTGGCGAACTGCCGATGGCACGCCCTGCAGGCCGCCGCGCACGCTGGGCGTGCACATCTGGGCCGCGTACAGCCCGCAGCGCACCTGGGCGTCCATCGTGGACGAGTTCGAGAAGGCCCACCGCGCGCTGCAGGAGGGCGATGCAGGCCCCATGACCTCGTTCACGAACGAGACGCTGGGCGAGGCCTGGGAACTGAAGGGGGAGGGCACCGACGACCATGTGCTGCAGGCCCGCGCCGAACCCTATGCCATCGGCACGGTGCCTGTGGGCGGCCTGGTGCTGACGGCCGGCGTGGACGTGCAGCGCACCTGGTGGCAGATCAACGTCTGGGCCTGGGCGCGCGGCATGGAGAGCTGGATCGTGGACCGCCACATCATCGAGGGCAACCCATCCAGCGAGGGCGACTGGGCGCCCGTGACGGCCTACCTGCAGCGCCGGTACCGCCAGGCCTGGCACGGTGGCAGCCTGGGCCTGAGCGCCATCAGCATCGACTCTTCCGACCAGACCCAGGCGGTCTACAACTACGTCCGCACGCACCAGCACATGCTGCCCAACCTGCGCGCCATCAAGGGCGACAACAACGACAACCGGCCCATCGTGGGGCCGGCCAGCATGCAGGACATGGACTGGCGCGGCCAGAAGATCAAGCAGGGCATCAAGCTCTGGCTGGTGGGCGTGGACAACGCCAAGGATCTGCTGTTGGGCCAGCTGGCGATCACGGACGCCGGCCCGGGGTGCGTGCACTTCAGCGAGGATCTGCCGCGCGAGTTCTTCGAGCAGCTGACCGCCGAACAGCGCATCCTGGCCAAGGTCCAGGGCCGCGAGGCATACCGCTGGGTCAAGCGCCGCCAGCGCAATGAGGACCTGGACTGCCGCAACTACGCCATCCACGCTGCCATGGCCCAGGGCCTGCACAAGTACACCGATGCGCGCTGGTCGCAGGTCGAGCAGATGGTGCAGCCTGCGCGCGACCTCTTCAGCCCACCCGAAGCGCCCGCCATCGTGGCGCCGCCGGCCCCCACGGCTGCGCCCACGTCAGACGCTCCACCCGTTTCCGCCACCATCGCGCCCCGTGCGCCGGCCCCCGCGCCGCGCCGTGCGGCACCCGTTCGCCGCAACGGCGGTTTCTCCCGTTCCTGGTAGACCCATGACCCCTAAGACCAACGCCCCAGCACCCCACATGGCCCCCGATGCGGCCAAGAATTCCGCCATGCCAGAGGCCGATTTCGCGCCCGATCTGGTGGATCGCATGTTTGACTATCTGGTGGAACTGCTGCCCGAGCTGCGCGGCAGCCCTGCCGCGATGGAGCGTGTCCAGCTTCAGCTGCGCCGGGAGTTTGCCGGCCAGGATGCCTACATCCCTGCCAAGTCCTCGGTGGACAAGGCCGAGGAGCGTCGGCAGGTGCTGCGGCTGTGGAATGGGCGCAATGCCACGGCCGTGGCGCGCACGCTGGGCATCAGCCGTGCCACCGTGTACCGGCACCTGAAGCAGCCCGGCTGAAACCGTCTCAGGTTTCCGGGAAATGAGACAGTTGCCCCGGTAGCGTGCGGCATATGAGCACGCTCCAAGACCTCCAGATGCGCCTCGCGCGCCTCAATGCCGCCATCCACAGTGGCGAGCGCACCATCACGACCGAGGATGGCGCCTCGGTCACCTATCGCAGCCTGGATGAGATGAAGGCCGCGCGCCGGGATCTGCACACGCAGATTTCGGCCGTGGCCGGCACCGGCCAGGCGCGCGCCCTGGTGGCGCGCTTTCGCTTCGCCGGCCTGCGGGACCGCTGATCATGCAGCGCCGTACCGTGGCCCGCAGGGCCTCCCCTACGCTGGTTGACCGTGTTGTCGGCTATTTCTCGCCCGCACAGGGCGTGCGCCGCCAAGTCGCCCGGGAAATGCTGGTGCGCGCCTACGAGGGCGCCAGCCGCGCCGATGGCTGGCGCGTCAAGCGCTCGGGGGCCAGCCCCACGGCAGACCACGCCGCTGATGCGCGCGAGCTGCGCATGCGTGCGCGCTCACTCGCGCAGAACGTGCCGAACATCGTGCGCGCCGTCAATGCCGTGCTCGCCATGCGCGTGGGCCAGGGCATCGTGCCCGTGTGGGCCGACGAGGGCCTGGCCAAGCGCTGGCGCGAATGGGTGCCCCATGCCGACTACGACGGCCTGCTGGACTTCTACGGCCTGCAGTACAAGGCCGAGCGCACGCGCGACGTGGACGGCGCCGTGCTCATCCGCAAGCACATCCAGCGCATGGGCTCCACGGTGCCGCTCAAGCTGCAGCTGCTGGAGATCGATTTCCTGGACGCGGAGCGCAATGGCGTGCTGGCTGGAGGGCGCGAGATCATCCGGGGAATCGAGTACGACAAGCGCGGGCAGCGCCTGGCCTATTACCTGTTCGACCGCCACCCCGGTGATACCGGCATGTGGACCCTAGGCCGCAGCGGCACCAGCCAGCGCGTGCCGGCAGATGAAATCATCCACTTCTTCGACCCCGAGCGAGCTGGCCAGCAGGACGGCATCACGCGCCTGGCGCCCATCATCGCCAAGGTGCGCGACCTGCATACCTACGGCGACTCCGAGCTGCAGCGCAAGCAGCTGGAATCGCGCATGGGGGTGTTGGCCGAGATGGACGGGGCCGGAGGCATGCCGCCGCCGCTGCTGCCAGACGAGGCCGCAGGGCAAAAGCCCGGCCTGATGGATCTGGGCGATCTTGCTGGCGGCGGCATCGTGGGCCTGCCGCCAGGCATGAGCAATCCCACCTTCATCGAGCCCAAGGCCGTGCCGGGCTTTGGCGACTACATGAAAGGGGGCTGGAAGGAGGTGGCCGCAGGCTATCGCTGCCCCTACGAGCTGATGACGGGCGACCTGACCGAGGTGAATTTCAGCACCTCGCGCATGTCCATGAACCAGTTCCGGGCCGAAGTCGAGTCCGAGCAGTGGCGCGTCACCGTGCCGCGCCTGTGCGCGCCCATTGCGCGGTGGTTCGTGGCGGCCGTGGATCTGGTGGCCACGGTGCCGGCCGATGTGGCTGCGCCGGACTGGAGCACGCCCCGCTGGGCCAGCCCGAACCCCGTGCAGGACGTGGCCAGCGACCTGAGCGCCGTCAAGGGCGGCATGCAGAGCATCAGCGAAGTCATCCGGCGCCGGGGCTATGACCCTGAGGCCGTTTTCAGCGAGCTGGAGGGCGACCTGGTGCAGCTGCGTGATCGCGGCATCCTGCCGCTGCTGGCTGCGCTGTGGGGTGCGCAGAACCCCATCGATCTGGTGGCCCAGATGGAGGGGCAGGGGCAGAAGTGAAATCGTCTCAGTTTTCCGGGATTTGAGACAGTCAAACCGGAAAACTGAGCGCCATGCCACAAGCCAACGCCCAATCTTCCGCGCCCCAGGTCCACGATTTGCCGGTGCAGACGCGCGCCGCAAGCCTGGTCCCCGACACCTACAACGAGGCCGACAGCACGGTCGAGGTGGTTTGGACCACGGGCGCCATGGTGCGCCGCTACGACTGGTGGAACGACCGTCCCTACGACGAGGACCTGCAGATCACTCCCGAGGCCGTGGACATGGCCCGTTTTGACGCCGGCACTGTCCAGGTGCTGGACGGTCACCGCGCCTATGGCGGCGTGGCTGCCATCCTCGGAATTGCCGAGCGCGGCTGGATCGAAGGTGGTGAAGGTCGGGCCGTGATCCGGCTGAGCCAGCGTCCCGAGCTGGCCGGCATCGTGGCTGACATCCGCGCCGGGATCATCCGCGCCATCAGCTTTGGCTACAGCGTCCAGCGCTACGAAATCACCCGCGCACAGGACCGCACGGACGGCATCAACGTCGATCTCTACCGCGCAGTCGCCTGGACCCCGCAGGAAATCTCTTTCGTCACTGTGCCTGCCGACCCCAACGCCGGCACGCGCAGCGCACCCACTTCCCAGGCCCCGTCCGGTGCAGCGCCCCAGGGCGGCATGCCGTGCGAGTTCTTCCAACGGGCAGCCGCCCAACCCACCACCCAGGAGCACCAACGTATGCCCCAAGCAAACCAAGCCGGTGAAGGCGGCCAGACCGCCAACACCAATCCCGGCGCCGCGCCCGCCAACGTGTCGCAGGTTCCTCAGAATCGCCAGATCGAGGGCACGCCCCAGCCCGCGCCTGTTGGCACGTTCGACGGCCAGCGCGCCGCCGACATTGTTGCGCTGTGCCAGCGCCACAACCTGGCCGATCTGCAGACCGAACTGCTGCGCAACCAGTCCACCATGGACCAGGCCCGCGCCGCCGTGCTGACCGCGCTGGACCGGCGAAGCCAGGAGCAGGCCACTGGCCCCACGACCTCCATTCGCACCGTGGGCGATGAGCACGAGAGCCGCATGCGCGGCATCGAAAACGCGCTCATGCACCGGCTGAACCCAGGCGCACAGCTGGATGACAACGGCCGCCAGTATCGCGCCATGACCATGGTGGAGATGGCGCGCGAGGTGGTTGAGGGGCTGGGCCAGAAGACGCGCGGCATGAGCCGCGCCGAGATCGTCAACGTGGCGCTGCGCGTGCGTTCCGGCATGCTGGGCACGGGCGACTTCCCTGCGCTGCTGGGCGGCGTGGGCCAGCGCGTGCTGCGTGCGGCCTATGACGAGGCGCCCAGCACCTACCAGCTGTGGGCGCGCCGCGCCCCCAACCTGCCGGACTTCCGCATCCGCCAGGTCATCGGCGTGGCCGGTGATGTCGAACTCAAGAAGCTCAACGAGCACGGCGAGTACACCTACGGCAGCCTTTCCGAGGATGCCACGGGCTACCGCGCCTTCACGTTCGGCCGCTCGCTGGCGATCACCCGCCAGATGATCGTCAATGACGATCTGGACGCCCTGACACGCACAGGGACCAAATTTGCCGCCGCAGCGCGGAGCCTCGAAAACCGTCTGGTCTATGGCCAGATCCTCAATAACCCGGACATGTCCGATGGCGAGCCTCTGTTCGATGCCGAGCACAACAACCTGCTGACCGGCGCAGGGTCCAAGTTCTCGCTGGAAGCACTGTCCAGCCTGCGCACGCTGATGCGCAAGCAAAAGGGCCGGGACGAGGAGGCGCTGAACATCGCTCCGGCCTACCTGCTGGTCCCCTCCGACCTGGAAACCCTGGCCTACCAGTACACCAGCCCCAACTACCAGCCTACCAAGGCCGGCGACATCAACGAATTCCGCACGGGCGGCCGCACGGCGCTGGAGCCCATCGTGGAGCCGCTGCTGGATGACGTGTCCACCACCGCGTTCTACCTGGCGGCCCGCGCCGGCCAGATCGACACCGTCGAGTTCGCCTACGTGGACGGCTACGAGGGTCTGCGCACCGAGACCTTCTCCAGCGAAGACGTGGACGGCGTGAAGCTGCGCGCCAGCCTGGACTTTGCCGCCAAGTGCCTGGACTGGCACGGCCTGGCCAAGAGCAACGGCGCCTGAACGCGCCGCCACCCACACACACGCTTTCAGGAGTTCAACCCATGAAAAACTACCAACAGCGCGGCCACGTCATCGAGGTCCTGGCAGCTGCCGCCGCAGTGGCTGCAGGCCAGCCCGTGGCCGTCGGCGCCATCCTCGCCGTGGCCAATGGCCCGGCCCAGGTCGGCGAGCCCTACAACGCCGAGCGCGTGGGCGTCTTCGTCCTGCCCAAAGCGGCAGGCACTGCATGGACGCAGGGCCAGCCCCTGCGCTGGGATGTCGAAACCGGCGCATTCGCAGTGGGCGGCGCGGCCACAGCCGGCGACGTGACGGGGGCGGCGTTCGCCTTCGAGGCGGCCGACAGTGCGGCCACGCAGGGCGCCGTCTGCCTGCCCGGTGTCATCGGCACCGTCGCGGCCTGAGCGGAGCAGGGCAGGGCATGACTTTCCTCCTCATCCCAGGCGCCGAGCGGGCAGGGCGCGTGCGCTCAGCCCAGCAGCGGCACCACGCCAATGCGGTGGCTGTCTGGCAGGGCGGCGAGCCCTTCGGCGTCATCCTGCGGCGCGGCCCGCGCGAGGCCTTGGGCATGGTGGGCGCCTATGTCCTGGCCTGCCGGCTGCCCGCAGACATGGTGCCTGGCATCGCCCAGGGCGAGCCCATCGAGATCGACCAGGTCACCTACAGGATCGCCGAGCCGCCCCAGCCCGACGAGTCCGGCTGGCTGCTGCTGCAGCTGGAGGTGGCCTGACATGGCGCAGCACATGCAACAGCAGATCCTGGCCGCTTGGCGCGTGGATCTTGTCCTCGCGGCCACCCTGGCTGGCGACAAGGTCCGCGTCGAAGGTCGCAACGCATACCCGGTAAGTGCCCTGCCAGCCATTGATATCAGCGCGGCAGACGAGGGCATCGAACCCCTCTCGGGTGGGCGCGGTGGCCTGGCCACGCTGCACCGGGAATTCCTGGTTGATGTCACCAGCATCGCCACGGGAGACCAGGCACGCGAACAGGCCATGGAACTGCATGCGCAGATCGAGGAGCGCATGGGGCCTGCTGCTGACGGCGTGCTGGCCGGCCTGCTGATCGCGCCACCGCGCCTGCGCGGCATCCGTGGGCAGTGGGACGACGCCGCTACCCAGCCCATCTACATCGTGCGCGGCATGTGGCTGTGCCGATACCTCACCGCCGAGGGCGCCCCGCGCGGCCCGGCATCCCATCCCTGAAAGGAAACGACCATGGCAGTCCAAAACGTTCGTACCTCGGCAGGCAGCAAGCTGCTGATCTGCGCCGCCCGGCCAGCATCCTACGATGCGGCCGGCTTCCAGGCCCTGGACTTCAAAGAGATCGCTGAGATCACCGACCTGGCCGAACTGGGCCGGGAATACAACCAGGCCACGCATTCGCCCCTGGCAACCCGCCGCATCGTCAAGCGCAAGGGCAGCTTCAACGATGGCAGCCTGACCGTGCCCATGGCCCGCGACATGAACGACGAGGGTCAGGTGCTGCTCAAGGCTGCATCCCAATCGGACGACAGCTACAGCTACTGCATCCGGCTGCAGGACGCTTCGAGCCACTATTTCACGGCGCAGTGCATGAGCTTCAAGCTCAACGTGGGCAGCGTGGACTCCATCACCGCGCACACGGCGCAGCTGGAAGTGGACAACGACATTATCGAAGTGCCGGCCATCACGCACACGCTGGCTTACACGGCTGGTGCCAACGGCTCCATCGTTGGCCCGGCAGCCCAGACCGTGCCCCAGGGCGCCACGGGCAAGCCCGTGTACGCGCAGGCTGCCGCCGGCTTCGACTTCGAGAAGTGGAGCGACAACAGCACGGACAACCCGCGCTCCGATGCCAACGTGCTCGCCAACGTGGCCGTACAGGCCAGCTTCATCCCCGAGTAATTCGCCGCTGCCATGCCCGGCTGCGGCCGGGTGGCATGCCCCTCATTTTTTTTTCATCGCCACCACCATGCTCAAGCTTTCCCAACTGACCGTCGCAAACACAGCTCCCATGCATCTGAAGGATGCGGCAGGTGAACTCATGTTCTACAAGGACCCGTCGCACGGCGATGAGGCCAAGGAACTGCCTGTTCGCATTCACGTCTTTGGCCCTGGTTCCGAGGAGCATCGCCAGGCGCAACTGCGGGCCCAGCGTCGCGTCATGGCGCTGGTCAAGAAAAGCCGGCGTGCGTTGGAAGAACGGACGCCAGAAGAGCGCACGGCCGATACCGCCGTGATCCTGGCCGACATCACGCATTCGGTCGAAGGTCTGGATCTTGAAGGCCGTTCGGTGCGCGAAGCGATGCTGGCCCTGTACTCCGATCCAACTTGCGGCTACGTGGCTGACCAGGTCAACGCCTTCGCGGCCGACTGGGCAAATTTTTCCAAGAGTGCGCCGAAGGTCTGAGCCTTTACGTGCGCACGTGGGCGTGGCTCAACGCCCCGCTCAAGACCAAGACCGGGAAAAAGGCTCAGCAGCAAGATGAAGAACCCAGGATCACACGCATCGAGAAAATCAGGACAGAAGGCCGTGAGCCTGACATGCCTGACCCTGGCCCGGCCGGCTATCTCCTCGAAGTGTTCTTCGACCTGGGGCCATCGCTGCAGTCGCCCATGGGCGAAACGCCCGTCGGTTACGAGCAGCTGGTGGCATGGCAGTCCATTCATGGCGTGCAGCTCACGCCCTGGGAGGGCAAAACGCTCTGCGACCTGTCCATCGCATGGCTGGTCGCCAAGGACGCTGCCAAGGACCCTGCTGCCCCACGGCCAGGCAGTGTCGATGAGTCACCTGAGCAGGCCGAGGAGCGGCGCGAGCGCGTGTCCAGCGGCCTGGGTGACATGCTGCGCTCGTTCCGACGCGCGCCGAAGTGACATGCAGGGGGCTGCATGATCGGCTCCAGCAATATCAACTACCTGCGGTTTCTGATTACGGGCGACAGCTCACAGCTGCAGGCCGAAGTCGAGAAGTCCAAGCGCACCGTCACGGGCATGGTCGATGGCATGGCAGGCTCGCTGGGGCGCCTAGGCACGTTGCTCGGTGGCGTGTTCACGGGGTTCACCGTCACAGCGTTCGCGGCCAAGCTGGTGTCCGTGCAGCGCGAGTTCGACAAGCTCAATAGCTCGCTGGTCACAGTTACGGGAAGTGCCCTGGCTGCCGGCCGTGAAATGGCTTGGATTGAGCAGTTCGCAAAGGACACTCCCTACGGTCTGGCTCAGGCTACCGAGGCGTTTGTGAAGATGAAGGCCTTGGGTCTTGATCCGACCCAGGCCAAGCTCACCAGTTTCGGCAACACAGCAGCCGGCATGGGTAAGAGCCTCATGCAGATGATCGAGGCCGTGGCGGATGCGTCCACTGGCGAATTCGAGCGCCTGAAGGAATTCGGCATCAAGGCGTCTAAGCAGGGCGAGATGGTGGCTTTCACCTTCCAGGGTGTCACCACGAAGGTAAAGAATTCTGCAAAGGAGATCACTGCCTATCTGGAAAGCATTGGCAATACCGCCTTCGGTGGGGCTATGGAGGAGCGCTCGAAAACCCTGGATGGGGCACTTTCCGCTCTTGGCGATTCTTGGGACAAGCTCTTTCGCAAGATCAATGAGAGCACTGGGTTCGCTGAAAAGGCTGCGGCTGGCGTGCGTCTGGTAACCGATGCCATTGATTGGCTTGGTGATGCGATTAAGAGCAATCAAGGGTTGGTGACAGGGATGCTCGGCGCCTTGGGCGGAGCGGCGGTCGTCGCTGGAATCATGGGTGTTGTCGGCGCCATCGGAATTTTGACGGGCGCATTCAGTGCGTTGGCAGCGGTCGCATTGGCGAATCCTGTGGCGCTCACTCTGTTGGGCATCGGTGCGGTTGCTGGTGTTGGAGTGGCAGCAGTAAGTGCCATCAGCAATTCTGTCGATGGCATCCATCGTTCCATCACTGGGCTGAAGGCAGAGATTGAACGGTTGGAGTCGGACAAGGCATTTGCGCGCACCAATGGTCGTGATCCCGGCTTTCTGCGAAATATCGACCTTGGGATTGAGGAGCGAAAGAAATCCATACAGGAACTGGAAGGCAAGCTGAAGGCGATTGATGCAAAGGACCCTCGCAACCAAATGCAATACAAGGGGCGTGGGCAGTCGTTTGCAGATGAGGCGGCCAGGCTCGCCCAGGAAGAAGCAAAGGCTGAGGAGGAGCTGGCGGAGATTCGCCGTGGTCTCTACGGCGTCAACAAAGACTATTTGCCGCAGCTTCAAAAGCTCAACGAGCTGCGCCAGGCCGGCCGCATTACCGAGGCTGCCTATGTCGAGCTGGTCAGCAAGCTGGCCAAGGAAAACTACAAGGAAGACGAATCGGCCAAGGCCCGTGCTGCCTCCGCCAAGCAGCTGCATACGGCCTATGGCAACTTGGTCGATTCCATTGAGGAAAAGATTGCCGCCCAGCGCCTGGAAATCTCCGGCGGGGAGAAGCTGGGCGAAGCCGACAAGCTGCGCATCAAGTATTCGCAGGACCTGCTGGGCTCGCTCAAGGGGCTCAACTCCACCGAGCGCGCCAACATCGAAGCCAAGCTCAAGACCCTCAAGACGCTGGAGAAGGAAAACGAAGCCAGGCAGAAGGCGCTGAAGCTGGCCGAGGAAGAGCGCAAGTACCGGCAGGAGTGGATGACCACCCAGGGCAAGACAGTCGAGGAGCTGACGGCCAGCAACCAGGCGCTGCGCGACGAGATTGAGCTGATCGGCCTGAGCGCCGAGCAGCAGCGCGTGGTCATCGAGCAGCGGCAGATGGCCATCATCCTGAGCAAAGAGCAGCAGCTGGCCGAGATGGAGCGCGCCGCCGCGCTCACCGGCACCATGACCATGGAGCACGCGCTGCTCCAGCAGGAAATCGAGCTGCTGCGCGAGCGCCTGGGCCTGACCTCGGTGAAGGCTTCGCGCGAAGCATCGGCCGAGGCTGCCAAGGCCAGCACATCGGAGTGGCAAAAGGGTGTGGACCAGATCGGCCAGAGCCTGGCTGACCAGCTGATGCAAGGCGGGCTCTCGTTCGGCCAGTACCTCAAGAATCTTGCGCGCACGCTCATTTTCAAGCCGCTGATTCAGGCAACGGTCCAGATCGCTGGCGGTGCCCTGGGCAGTTTGTTTGGCGCACCTGCTGCGGCTGGCCAGAGCGGCGGCGCTGGCATGGGCATGCTCAACAACCTGGGTACGCTGGGTGCAGGTGCCCAGGCAATGTGGGGCTTTATGCCTGGTGCCTCGGCTGCCAGCCTTGCTGGTGCCAATGCCGTGGGCCTGGCCGGCGGCGATGCCCTTGGCGCCCTGATCGCGGGCAATGGCAGCTGGGCCGGTGTCGGCAGCAGCTTCGGCTCGCTCATGAGTGGACTGGGTGCAGCGCTGCCCTGGCTGGCAGGTGGCCTGGCCATTTTCTCGCTGCTCAAGGGTGGCTTGTTCGGCTCGCGTGGCCCCAATCACAGCGGCGGCGTCTATTCGACCCGCACCGATGACTGGGACCAGGCCGCGCAGCAGGCTCTGGGCAAGGATGCCTGGGGCAACGCGCTGGGCGACTTCACAAAGCGCAGCAACAAGGACTTGGGCAAGCAGGTCGGCACCACGGTCGATGCCCTGATTGACGTCTACAAATCCCTCGCCAAGTTTGCCGGTGGCACGGCCAAGGACATTGATATCGCCGCTGGCTTTGCTGTCAATCCCAAGCATGGCGACGAGGATGCCTATGGGTATTTCCAGATCCTCGACAAAGCCACGGGCTCAGTGCTGAGTTCCTACAAAAACCGTGATCTCGGCAACGACCCCGAGAAGGCTTTTGCGCAATTCGTGGCCGACATGGGCGGCTCGCTCATCGACCAAATCAAGAAGGCCGACATCCCCAGCTGGATGCGCAATGTCTTCGATGACATGGGCGAGGAGATCACGCTGGAGAGCTTCAACGCGGCTCTGCAGACCGTGGAACTGACGGGTGTCGCCATCGAGGGCTGGACCCGCAACATCACCAACTTCGGCAAGCTGGGCGACGAGGCCATTGCCAAGCTCATCAAGAGCGCCGGCGGCATCCAGGACCTGATCGCCGGCATGGATGCGTTCTACACCAGCTTCTACAGCGAGCGGGAGCGCATCGAGAACGCGGCCAAGGCCGTGGACAAGGCGCTGGCCGACCTCAAGATTGACATTGATCCCCGCATGGGCCAGGACGCCAAGGCCAAGTTTCGCAAGCTCATCGAGGACGCCATGGCGGCCGGCGACGTGGAGCTGCTGGCCAAGCTCATTCCGCTGGCCAAAGAATTCGGCGCCGTGGCGGATGCCGCTGGCCAGGTGCTGGACACGCTCAAGAACGACCGCCGGCAGCTGGAAGCCGAATACCTGCGCGCCACGGGCCAGACCGACAAATACCGCGAGGCCCTGCGCAAGCTGGCCACCGAGGGCATGAGCGAAGCCGAGCGCGCCGCCTGGGACTACAACCAGGCGCTGCGCGAAGAAATCGCCCGCGTGGACCAGCGCACCGACCTGGAGCGCAAGCTGCTGGAGATGCAGGGCAACACGGCAGAATTGCGCCGCCGGGAACTGGCCGCGCTGGACCCCAGCAACCGCGCCCTGCAGGAACGCATCTGGGCCATCGAGGACGAGCGTGCTGCCCAGGTGGCGGCCAAGGAAGCGCAATCCGCCGCTTACGACCTGTTCAGCCGCGCCGTGAACCGTGACCGCGAACTGCTGCAGCAGCGCGTCAGCAGCGTGCAGGAATCCATCTCGGCCATCACGGCGGCGGTTGGGCAATTGAAGGGTGCTGCGACGGATCTTTATGGCACCGTGGACAGCACCACGCAGTGGATGGCTGCGCGCGGCATGGTCTACATCGAGGAGGCCTTGCAGGGCGTGCGCGCGGGCCGCAAGGTCTCCGACTATGCCGACCTGGGCTCTGCCATCCAAGCCACCCGCTCGGGCTTGACCGGCGGCGTCTACGCCACCGACTTCGAGCGCCGCCGCGACGCCCTGGTGTGGGCGGGCAAGTTTGCGGAGCTGGGCGACCTAGGCGAATCGCAGCTGAGTATCGAGGAACGGTCCCTCAAGGCCCTGCAGTCGCAGATTGAAGGCCTCGATGCCCTGGCCAAGCGCGCCGACGAGCTGGTCAACGGCACCACCATGCTCACCGGCACGGTGCAGAGCTATTTCGAGAAGCTGCTGGCAACGTTGGCCAAGGATGCCGGCACAGCCACGCCGGGCACCAAGCCAGGCACCGGAACCAACGGTGGCGGCGCGGTCTGGGGGCCGGGCGGTGGCGGTCAGCCGGAGCCCGTGGACTCCAAATATTCGCGACCCCGTGCGGACGGCTCGGGCGGCACTTGGTATGAGCCTGTGGTGGATCAGGGGACGGTCAGCAAGCTGGATAGCCTGTTCGACAAGTACCACAGCTATGACGGCACAGGCGACCTGGCAGGGCTCATGCGCGACATGCAAAAGGCCGGCGCAACCGTGTCCGACATGGAGGCGCTGTCAGGGCTGTATGCCCGGGACTGGGCGGAAGTCGAGCGCATCACCGGCATCAAGCTACCCGCTTTCGCCAGCGGGGGCATGCACGCTGGCGGGTTGCGTGTGGTGGGCGAGCGCGGCTGGGAAGTCGAGGCCACCGGGCCGGCCCGCTACTGGAACCAGCAGCAGCTCAGCCAGGCCATGCGCGGGGGCAGTGAGGGCATTGACACCGCAGCTCTGATTGCCGCGCTGCTGGCCGAGGTCAGTGCCCTGCGCGTCGAGGTGGCGGGCTTGCGTGCTCCTGCAGAGGCCACTGCGCGCAACACGGCGCCATTGCCCGAGCTGGGCGAGCAGTTTGACCGCGTCACCAATGGCGGCAACAGCATGCGCATGAAGGCTCTCATATGAACATCCTTGTTCCGAAGACCATCACGCCGGAAATGTTCGTGGCCGGCACCACCATTCCCGAGGTCGATGCGACCGCTGGAGAAGTGGCCTGGGCCAGTGGCACAGATGCTGCCGTGGGCCTGCGCCGCGTGTGGAATGGCTACACATACGAATGCGTCAAGGCCGTGACCGGTGCGCCTGCCAACACCTACGAGCCTGGCACGCCCAACGCCGCCACCTTCTGGGAGCGTGACGAAGGGGCGCCCACCAACCGCATGGCGCCGTTCGACAAATACCTGTTCACCAAAGCGCGCCGGGTCACTTCACTGACCTATGTGCTTCGGCCTGGTTTCGTCAACGGCCTGGCACTGTACGGCCTGGAGGCCGACAAGCTGACCATCACCGTCAAGGCGGATGGCGTGGACCTGATGCCGCCTGTCAATGCGCAGTTGTGGGAGCAGGCATTCGGCGAATGGGAATACCTGTTTGGCGACCTGCAACGCGGCACATATTTCGTCCTCAAAGATCTGCCCATTCACCCGGGCATGGAAATCACCATCACCGTGGCGCGAAACAACGCCGGGGTGGAGGCGGCCGTGGGCTTTATCAGCGTGGGCAATTGGAAGCAGCTTTTGCTGCCTGGCCGCGAGCGCATGGGCGGCGCGCAGTACGGCGTCGAAGCCAGCACGCGCGACTACTCCTATGTCGATGACCGCAAGGACGGCACCTACACCGAGGTGCAGGGGAGGCTGGCCACCAACATCAACCTGAGCTGCGTCATCGAAGCGGTGCAGGCGCCTGCAGCCAAGACGCTGCTGGACCAGATCCTGGGCAAGGCCGTGGCCATCGAGGTCAGCGACCTGCCGCGCTACGGGCACCTTGCCACCGTGGGCAAGGTCACCGGCACCGTGCGCTCAACAGATTGGACTTCGGCCCAGGTGGACCTGCAAATCAAAGGCAACGTATGACCGACATCGTCAACATCCCAGACCTGCTGCCCATCTCGCAGTATCCCGCGCTCGGAAGCGCCAATTTCAACCAGGAGGCGTACAACTACGCCACCAGCGTCCCGCCCGCTGTGTCGCGCATGCGGGAGGTTGCCGTGGCCTGCCGAACCTGCGCCATCGTTGCTCGGGAGCAAGCAGACGCGGCGATGGGCTATCGCAATCAGGCGGCAAATTCCGCTGCAGCGGCCGAGGCTGCGAAAGCTATTGCGCAGGCTGCAGCCTCGTCGGCAGAGACGGCCAAGAATCAGGCGCAGAGCGCTGCGGCATCTGCGGCCTCCAGCGCGCAGGCTGTTGATCAGTACATGCTCGGCCCCAAGGCAGTCCCGCCGAGCACTGACAACCAGGGCGGGGCCATCAAGCTGGGCGCGATGTATATCAACGTCGGCACCGATCCCAATCTCAACAATCGTTGGTTCTGGTGGGGTGGCAATGTCCTGAGGTGGGTGCCTGGCGTGGGGGATCTGCCGGCGACGTTCATGCCGCGCGGGGGCGGTATCTTTACAGGGCATATTGAAGTCCCGCAGGGTGCAAGTGGCAACCAGGCGCCGCGCGCAAATGAAGTCGTGCCGCGCTCGGTCGCCTATTACGACAAGTCCATCCCCATGTCTGCGGCGCCAGTGGGCACCGTCTGTTTCTTTGAGTCCACCGACGGCGGTGGCATTGACTGGCCGTACAAAACCAACGTCACCATTCACGGATGGCTAGTTGAGACCTGGGATCGCGGTGGTGTCCGGTCCATGCAGGAGGCCACCTTTACGCTAAGCGGCTTTGCAGCGACAGGGGCCAAGTTTCGGCGCTATAAGCACGATACAGGTTGGTCAGCGTGGGCGAGGGAGCTGAGCGATCTGGATTTCCGTGAGCGGGTCGTCTCAGCTTACACCGGGGTCGGCCCCGGAGCGGCAAAGCTGTACTACCTGGACCCGAAGGTTGGCTCAATCCACCATGTGATTGTCGAATACAACACCCATTTTGCTGCGGCGTTCCGAGATATTGGGGATCAGGTAACTCTGCGCATGCAGTTCTACGGGGGGGCATGGCCTGTCTCTTTTAATTCTGATCTGAGATTCCCTGTCGGAGCCAGCATGCCCACATATACCGCCGGCCAGATTGTTACTGTGACCTTTATCTGGACGCGCGCCGGGTACATCGATGCTTTCGTCGCAGGAGTGCACACAGCATGAGCGTCCGATGGCTTATGGCTTGCTCCAGCCGCGCGGTGCAAGTTGTTATCTCGGCGAACGTGCGAAGCCCCAACATCCTGTCCCTGGCAACCGCAGCAGGCTATGTCGCAGGCATGCAGATTGAGTGCGTCATCAATGCCGGCGTCGATGTCGCATCGCTGCAGGTGATCGGCATCCCGGACGATGCGCTGCACATCATCAACAACGGCCGGATAGGCGGCCTAATCAACGGCGGCACAGGCCTCTACACACGCACTCGTTTGCGCCTCACGAATAACGGGACAATTTTTGGTGGGGGTGGGCAAGGCGGATACGGAGGCGGCGCATGGGTGCAGTACCACGGCTCATCAGGCGGCGCTTCTGGCGGCGGCGGGGGCAATGGCGCAGGCTTCAATGCCTCCGGTACTTTGGCGCTGATGGCTGCTCAGCCAGGCGGGCGAGGTTCGGACTATCAGTATCAAGGTGCGGTATTCCCCGGCGATACAGCTCCAGCGGCTTCAGGTGGCTGGGGCGGCAGTGGAGGATCAATCGGGCAGTCGGGGTTTGCTGGCAGTTGGGGCGGCGTCGGAGGCTCCGCATCGGCATCGGAAACAACACCACCCGGTAACGGTCAACCTGCAGGTTATTACGTTGACGGCAACTCGTATATCACTTGGCTTGCGACTGGCACGCGCCTTGGTCGCGTTATCTAGATTTAAATATGTATATCCATATCGACACAAAAGAATATCCGCTGACTGAAGTTGATATTCGTGAGCGCAATCCAAACACAATGTTCGGCTTGCCTTTTATTCCGACTGAGCACTATGTGCGGGTCGAGCCCTCAGACACGCCCACATACGACGCGGATACGCAAAAGCCCATCGAGATCGAGCCCATCGAGATCGATGGCGTGTGGCGGCAGCAGTGGGCAGTCGTGCCGCTGAGCGCTGAAGAGTTGGCAGAGCTGCAGCGACAGCGCGAGGCCGAAGCTGCAGCACTCATACCGAAGTCCTGCACACGTCGCCAGGGCCGACTTGCATTGCTCGCGTATGGACTGCTCGATGACGCTGAGACGGCCATCGCTGCGATCACCGATGCAGCCGCAAAGCGCGAAGCGCAGATCGAGTACGAGGCTGACACCTGGGAGCGCAGCAACCCGTTTCTTGCGGGACTGTGGGCGCAGTTGGGTGGTACTCCCCAATCCCTGGACGAGGCCTTTGTTTTGGCGGTAACGCTTTAGGAGTGCCCATGCAGGACGACTATGGAAACGCAATCACTCCGAATACGGCGCGGACCATCAATGCGCGGTTGGACGAGGGGGATGCGCGCATGACGCGCATTGAAGCAGAGCTGCGCGCGAACACCGAGGCCACGGAAAAGGTACGTGTCAACACGGCCGAAATGGTGGAGTTTTTCGCTGCCGCGCAGGGGGCTTTCAAGGTCCTGAACTGGATTGGCAAGGTGGCAAAGCCCATCACATACATCGTGATGATGGCCAGTGCTGGCTTGGCTTTCTGGAAGGCGCTGACCATTGGCGGAGGCGGCCGATGAACGAGACTTTGCGCAATCGCCTTTTGGCCACGGCAGCGGGCTTGGCTGTCACTGCGGCTGGCGGTTATGTCGCCACTCAGGAGGTCGGCCCCAGCCCCGCTGTGACGCTGGCCCGTGAGATCGGGCTGCACTACGAAAGCAGCGGCCGCCACATCGGCACGCCGTACATCGACCGCCTGGGCAAGGGGCAGCCGCTGACCGTCTGCGCGGGCGTCACAGGCCCCGAAGTTGTGGCTGGGCGCTACTACACGCCCGAAGACTGCGAGCGCCTGGAGCGTCCCAAGTACCGCGAGGCCGAGCGCTTGGCGCGTCGCGCGCTGCGGCACTGGGACGGCTACAACGTGTGGGTGCAGGCCAGCTTTATCGACATGGCCTACAACGTGCCATCCTCGCTCGCGCCTGACACCACGGTCATGCGGCTGGCCAACGCCGGGCAGCTCAATGCGGCATGCGAGCAGATGCCGCGATGGGTCTACGGCACTGTGAACGGCGTGCCCACGCGCCTGCCTGGTCTTGTTGATCGCCGCGATACCACGCGCGAGCTGTGCGCGCAGTGGGGTAGGGATGGGCATTTCAGCGCAGGTCTTGTTGCGAGGGCTGCTCCATGATCAGTCCCCTCTCTACCCACTTGACAGTCGCCATTGCGGCTCTTGCCATCGGTGCTGGCGGTGCATGGTGGACCCAGGGCCAGCGCTATGGCCTGCAGCTGGAGCAGCTGCGACATCAACAGACCAGCACCGAATTGGGCAGCACAAAGCAGGCTGTGCGCGACATGGCTGGATTCCAGAAAGGACTGACCGATGCACTCGCAACATTCCAAGCAACGGGCCAGCGCAACGCGGCCGCACAGCAGGATCTCGATCGCAGTCTGCGCGAGCTGCGCACTACTACTGCAGGCATGCGGGGCGACTTTGCAGGCCTCCCCGAGCGCATCGCTGGAGCTGCCCAGCCCGCCCTCGCTCAGTACGCCTCAACCTGCACAGCCGTACTCCAAGAGCTGGCAGACCGAGGTGGACGCATGGCAGAGCGCGGTGCAGAAATCGCGCGAGCAGCTGATGGCCATGCCGCTGACGTCACGCTGATGCGAGATGCTTGGCCTTTGATCTCACGCTGAAGGGTTATGGTCATTTGCTTTTGATGTGCTAGCAGGCTATGTATTCGTGCTTTCTTGTCCGTGCCGCCTGTATGTTCGTGCAAGAGATTTTTGTCTACAATGTGTATCAAAATCTTTTTATTTTAATAAGATGATGGATTACATATGCATGAAGAACTTAGTGCGGTTTGCAAGTCGTTAGATAATTTATCTAAGTTGGTCCTCAGTTCCTGGTCAGAGAATAAGACCCTTGCAGAAGCATATGGATGGCATCATCCTGCTATAACAAGGCATGATGTTGCCGATGTTCCATCAGCATTGGCTTCAAAGATCAGAAACGCGAATTTAAGCGAGATCGACGAAAATATGCTGGAGCAGATTAAAAAGGTTCCAGGTAGGTTGGAGTTATTGCACTCTACAACCGTGCCTTACATTTTTAATGGAAATGCTCAACAGGCTTTACCTGCCTTCATGATTACTTTGGATTGGGTGAATTCAATTTTTCTTCCTGTGCTGGGATGGCAGAAAATCCAAGACCTTAAGGCTATGCCAACGCCAATGGCTCGCCGTCTTAGGGGCATCCAGGCTGATATTGATGAGCTGGCTCCCAACAAGGAGCGCCTGGAAGAGCAGATTAGGCAGATTCAAGACGCAACGGATGCGGCTGAATCCCTTCCAGCAGACATGAAAGCGTTAAAAGAGGCACGTAATACTATAAATCGATTGTCGACTGAATCTGCTGAGTTGTATGGAAAAATCGATGAGCGCTATATTGAAACAAATGAATTGGCTAAGTTGATTTCTGATCGGGAGCGGGAGGCCGATAAGCTAGTTCAGCAGTGTGAAGAGGCATATCGGATAACGACCACCAAGGGGCTTGCAGCTGCATTTGACCAGCGTGCAATGCGGCTGGGTATGTCTATGTGGATTTGGGTATTTGGATTGCTATGCGCCTTGGCTATAGGTGCATATATCGGATCGAATCGTGTAGAAACATTATCTGCTGCCATTGCGAACAATGATCCCCGCTGGGGTGTCATATGGATGAACATTGCTCTATCTGTTCTAAGCGTTGGTGCTCCACTGTGGTTTGCTTGGATTTCTACGAAACAGATTGGGCAACGTTTTAGACTTGCTGAAGATTACGGGTTCAAAGCTTCTGTGGCGAAGGCTTATGAAGGTTATAAGCGAGAAGCAGCGCGTATTGATCAGGAATTTGAGGCGCGTCTTTTCTCATCAGCACTTGCTCGTCTTGAAGAACCGCCCTTGAGACTTGTAAGCAGTGAAGATCATGGCAGTCCATGGCATGAGTTAATTAGCTCTGACGCTTTTAATAAGGCGCTTTCTCAAGTGCCCGAGCTAAAGGAGAAGTTTTTCCAACTCTCGAGAGAAGGTTTGTCTAGTATTGGGAGAGTAGGAAAGAAAACAGGAGTAAATCCGCCATCGTCATCTGAGTAA